CCTGCCTTGTCGTGGTCAGAGTGGCCGGCAGCAGAGCCGGCATCTGTGTGCTCTGTGTCCTCTGTGTCGTCGTCGCCAGCCATCATGCCGGCACGGCGCATGACCTCGTTCAGCTTGGCCATCGCGGCGTCCATGGCCGCCATGGCCTCGGCGATCGCCGCGGCGTTGGACCCGGAGAGGACACGACCGGCCCGCAGCGCCGGCGGTGTCGTGTCCTTCTCCCCGCTCTCCCAGGGTGGGCTCATGTCGAGGTTGCCGTAGTACTTCGCCACATGCGCCTTTGCGGCCGGCACATCAGCGGCAGGGATATCGACGCCACCGCGCGCCCCCTGTAGCGCCCCCGCACAGGCGAACACGCCACGGGGGATCGCCGTCAAGGCGCCATCGAGGATGTCTGCAATGGGCAGCTTGTAACTGCCATACTCCTCGGCCGCGGCGCTATCGTACCACACAAACGCCCGCCGGTACTTGGGCCAATCCACATCGGCCTTGTCCGGCCCCCCAGCCCATGTCCGTACCCGCCCGACTGCGGCGTCGGCATCCCAATCTCGGTCACGGGCGGCGAGTGGCAGGTCCTGATACGGCACAACGCTCTTGTGGTCGACCGTCGCGGCGCTCATCGGTGCGCTCTCCTTGGCGCTCACCGTCGTGGTCGCCTGATTCGCGGCAAACACGACCGGCGAGTACTCCCAGAGCCGGCACTGGCGCAGATTGCGCACGACGTACTTCCGCCCCTCCCGCTGGACTTCGGAGAAGTCGGTATCGACGGGGTCGAAGCCAATCGACCATTCATTCAGCCCGCCAAGCTTGAGCCGGGTAAACGCGCCCTGGCCTTCAGGCGTCTCGAGGAAGAACTGCGTTTCCGCCAGCAAGCCGCCGGTAGCGTCAGGATACTCGTGCAGCAGCGTCGCTGGCAACTCGCCCCGGCCCACTTCGCGCAGCGACAGCGGCTTGCCCAGCACAGACAGCACGCTATCGGTGCGGTGCTGGTCCAGCACGCGAATCTTGCCCAGCCGTTCGCTGATTGTCTTCGCAAACGAGCCAGGCTGGATGATGTCCCCCGCCAGGTCTACGTTGCCGAACACGGCAACGATGGACGCGACGATGCCATGGTCGGCATCGATCTTGGTGGCGATACACGGGACGCGCTTACGTTCCATCGCTGGTGCCCTACCCTGCTACGCGCGTGAGTGCGACTGGCATGGCCACTGAGTCAGATGGTGCAGAGGGCGCACCGGGTGGCGCCAGCTTGTACTCGGTGGGCCCCCAGCGCGAGGGGGCAGCAGTGACCATCGGCCCGCGCAACGTCCAGCCGTCCTGCAGATAGCGGCGGCCGCAACGGGCACACACGAAGCGGATCACGACCGCGACCCCAATCTGTTCACGGGCCGCCACGACTGACCACGGGCCGCCACAATCATCGCAGGTGCTGTCTACGAGACGATTCGGTCGCATCGCCGGCATCTAGTCTAGCACTACGGGCAGCAAACTGCACCGGCACATCGCGATTTCGCTCACCGGTGCACCCAAGGAGGAGTCCCCAGGATTCTGCATCTCGTAGCCGCCGACAGCGAACGGCGCATCAATCGGCCGCTTCTGGCCATCCACGGCGATGTGGCTCTCACGAGTGCGGGGGTCTCGCGTTGCCAACCACTCTTTCTCGCGCACCCCCGCATCCCTGAACAGCAGCCGCGACCCGGTGTTGCTCGCCCTGGTCGACTCGGTGCGCGCGATCAGCTCCGTGCGGTACGGCGGCAGCCGCTGTTCGAACCACTCGAAGTCCTCGGCCTGCTGGCCGCCCTGCGCCCACTGGCGGAACACGGCTTCGAGATGTTTCTGCGTCTCCGGGATGGACCAGCCCTCACGTTGGGCCTGCAGCAGCAGCGCTGTCAACGTATCGCGGGTCGTCTCGGCGATAGGCTGCGCAAACGTGAGCTCGTACTCTGTCCAGAACGACTCCGCGAACACGTTGCGGACGTCGAACTGCAGGCCGAAGTCCTGCCGCAACCGCTCGCCCTGCGCCTCCACCACAGCCCGCAGCAGCGGGACAAACGCCGCGCGCCAAGCATCGGGAGCCTGCGAGAGCAGGTACTCCTTGACCTTGTCCGTCACCAGGACGTAGTCGACGCTGGCCTTGCGCTGCAACGCCGCTGCCTTCTCCCCCGACAGCAGCGCCAGTACCTGCCGCTCATCCACGGCGAAGCGGTCCCGCGCGGCGCCGGCCAGCTTCGCCTCATGCGCCGTGGCAATGGCATCGGCGGCTTTCCACAGGCGGCTCTTCGCCTCTTCGCTGAACGCGCTGGCTCGCTGCTGCGGCGCTGCCTTTGCCTCGTCCTCCTCGTCCTCCTCGTCCTCGCCCTCACTCAGCGTCCCGAATCGCTCAGTGATGAGGTCGCCATCCTCATCGACCTCGCGCGTGATCACGAAGACGCCCCTCGCCGCCGTGTCCACTTGCTTCTTGCTGGCATCCAGGTAGATCGTCTGCGTTGGCATGCTTAGCCTCCTGGCGCGACCGCGTACTTCGCCAGCACCTTCGCTCGTGCCGGGAAGTCCAGTTCCACCATGCGCCGGTCGCGCGCTGCCGGGGACCAGTACTTGGCGATGGTCTCGGCAGCGTCCTCTTCCGTATTCGTCTTGGCGTAGTCGCTAATCGCGAATCCATCCTTCTTGGCTGCCGCCTTCCACTCACGCATGAACTTGGGGCCGAGGTCAGTAGTCAGAGCATGGGCCGCCTCGTGGCGCATGACCTCCCCGAGGTACTCTGCCTGCTCCTTGTCGCTCTTGCCCCGCCGTCGGGGGACGTTACGGAAGAACTCGATATGCCCATCGTGGCGTACATAGGCCGCATCAGTGGCCTTGTTGGTCAACATGTACGGCGGCTTGTCATACGTATCCAGCAGCCGCACCTCTTTCACCAGGCCACGATGCTGCTCCGGAATTTGGTTGAGAAAGCCGAGAGCATCATCGGCCGTGAGCTGCTGGCGCTTGGCATTCAGGTCGGTCGGAATCAGGATCTCCGCCCCGCCGCCCTTGATCACACGCATCTCCCGTTCCGTGCCGTCCAGGTTGCGTACCGTTCGCTTGCCGACGCGGTGGTGGGGGCCGGGGTGATGATCCGCAGCCGCAGCTGGCACCGGCAGCCCCTTACGGGTCTCGTCCTCGGCGTTGGCGCCGTCGCCCATGTCTCCCTCGCCCGCAGCAGCCGCAGGGGGCTTGGCAGCCGGTGCCGCCGCCCCGACCGGGGCCAGGGTTACCGGCAGGTACCCCGTCTCCCCGCCGGGGATCGCCTCCACCCGCAGCCCCACCGTCTGCAGGGCCACGTTCGCCGGCACGCCCATCGACCACAGCTTGTTCGCCGCCTCGACCAGTTTGGGTACGTCCTTCTGGAGGCCCGGCACCCGCGACAGGTCGTAGGCCGGGAAGGCCCCGTCGGCGCTGCCGCCGACGGCGTACTGGTACTCCACCTCGAAGCCGCGCAGCTCGGGGACAAACGTATCCTCCCAGAACGCCGTTCGCGCGGTCAGGAAGTTAGAGTAGGTGCTACGCGCCAGCCCCGAGCGCGACCCGATCAGGATGCCGGGGACGCCAAACGGGGCCAGGATGCGGCTCTCATTGCGGTCATCCAGCTGCTCGAACCCCATCTCAGCAAAGGTCATCCCCAGCCGCTGTGCCTTGCCTCCCTGGTCAAGTACGCCCACCTCATGCCAGTTCGCCGCGCCGCCGTAGATCTCCTTCCATCGCTCCCGGATACGCGCAATCGTGGCCTCGTCCAGCGGCACATCGAAGTTGAGCACGGTCGAGACCATGGTGCCCTGCTGGAAGAACACCTTCAGAAACGTGGTCACCTGATTGTCCACGTCACCGGACTGGGCAATCGCTGACAGGGGCGAGAAGCCGTAGCCGCAGCCCTCGAGAGGGTCTCCGGGGTTGGGCAGCTTGATGTGCAGCACATCCTGCGGCAGCAACGGGATGCCGCTGCCAACTGTCTGCCCCTCGGGGACGTAGAGATACCCTCCCACGCCGCCCGCCGCCGGGATGATGTGGACCCGATCCGGCCGCAAGCTGCGCATCGCCCGCGGCACGCCGCCACTGTTGCCTCGATCCAAATGGACGAAGCATTGCCCGGCCAGGTTGAGGTAGACGGTATTCAGCTGGCCGAACTCGGCACCCGACTGGGCGGGGTTGGGCCGGTGCAGGAGCTTGGCCAGGGGATGCCCCGGCGGCACCGGTTCAGGGTTGTCGGGGTCGCCGACGTAGGCCCGCAGCGGCGCGGCCAGGCTGGACCGCGCCTTGTAGGCAATGGCGGAGTAGATGAGCGAGTTGCGGGCAAAGCCTTCGTTCAGGTAGCTCTGGTAGTCAGTGAGGTGCCACTCCGGCTTGCCCTCTCGCCAGGCCGGCCACGCCAGCGGCGACGCCTTCTGCTCACCGGCGTGGCGCGCCCACTGCTCCCACGGCAGGCCGCGAGAGAACACGCGCGTCGCCAGCTGTAGGCGACGCCAGAGACTCGGTCTCGCCTCAGCACTACTCACCATTGTTGTCACCCGAAGAACACGCCCCGCCTCGGGGCCGCCTCGAACGCTTGCATGACGGCATCGCCGTCGTCGGTGCTACGGCCCAGCCGCTGCTTGATCCCATCCTTGTCCTCGACAGCAATGCGGCCGCCGCTCGTCATGCGCCACCGCGGCGCCACCAGATCGCCGGTGAGCAGATCATCGGGGGGCAGGGCGATCTGCTCACTGTTGGCCGGATCCAACCATTCCCGCAATCCCCACCACCCCGCACTGCGGCGGTTGACGAAGCCCAGTTCGCCCGAGCGGTCACGGGCGACCGTCCCCTCACCGGCGTTGAACGCCCGCACCGGGAGCTTCTGCTCCCGCAGACGGTCGACGACCCCAGCGCCGATGCCAATCACGTCCACTACCGCATCAGCCCCCGGATGCTGCCGCAGCACGGCGACCACCTGCCCCGTCGTGGCCATCGTGTCCTGCTTCGCATAACGCCGCAGCTCGCCAATCACCGGGCCGTACCGCAGCGCCAGCACGGTCTTGTCCTCGCCGCCGCGGGCCACGTCCACCCCCACGCACGTCAGCGGCGCCGCCCCCTTTGCTCCGCCGGCGTCGCGCCAACCCCGCCACCGCTCGTTTGCCGCCTCGACCCAGGCCAGCGGGATCACGCCGGCCTCATCGTTGGCAGCGAAGGCGCCCAAGACCCGGTTCTGAAACACGGCGCTCTCCCGGCCCCACTGCCGCTCCCGCTGCGCTGCCCAGTCGGGGCTGATGCGGCCGGCGGCAATGGCCTCCTCGAGGCTGACCGCACGCACCCACCAATCCTCAAGCCCGGCACGCCGGGCGTTGATGTCGTAGAACCGCCCCACCGGTTCGCCGGGGGTACTCGCCGCGAGCGCGAGGGCCTCGCCCGCCGCCGTGCCGCCGGCGAACGCCCCCTCCGCCGCATCGAACGTCGCAGCGCTGATGGCCTTGGCCTCGTCAAATAGGTACAGCAGGCAGTCGGCGTGGGCCCCCTCGATCAGCGCCGGCGTATCGCTCGCGACCGCGAACGCCTCCCCTGTCCCGAGGCGCAGGCTGAGCGCCAGCAGCTCCTGCCCCTCAGCGAGCGGCCCCCGGCCCAGCCTCGCCCAACGGACGCGACGGGCCCACTTGTGCACCTCCGGCCACAGGTATTTCTCCAGCTGCCGCCACGCGCTGGCCGTCGTCGGGCACTTCCAGTCCTCACCATCCCGCGTCAGCGCGTACCACAGGATCGCCCACGCCGCGAGGCTGGTCTTGCCGAGACCGTGGGGGCCGCGCACCGCCACCCGCCGCCGCACCGGCAGCTCGCTCAGCACCTCATCCTGATAGGCCGTCGGCCCCTGCCCGTCCGGCCACACGAAACAGTCGTGGACGAAGGCGGCGGGATCGTCCCGGTAGGTCCGCCTGAACACGCCGCTGCCCAGCAGCAGCCTATCCAGGGCCGCCCGCTGCCCCGGCGCTAAGGAGCGCACGGAGTCGGCGTATACGCTCATCATCAGTCAGACTCACATCCTCGACCTGCATCGGGCCGCCGTCGCGGCCGCTCAGCTCTGTTCGCTTGACCCGTTCCCCCATCTCCCTGGCAACATCGTCGAGCAGGCCACGGAACTGCTCCACCTCAGCGGCGTTGAAGCGCTCGATCTCCACCCGTTGCGCGCCCTTCCCTCCGCCCAGCTGCTTCACGCCCGTGACCCACAGCCGGCTGTCGTCACCCTCGGCCGTCAGCTCGCCCAACAATCGGTCTGCCAACATCTTCAGCGCCGCTACCCGCTCGTGCGACAACGCATAGCCGGTCTCGAGGATCTCGCGCCGGTAGGCCGCCTCCCGTTGCTCCGCAGCGCGCGCTTCCTGGCTGGCGAGCGCCTGCAGGCGCCCCTGCCAGCCGAACACCCGCGACCAGTCAGCGATGGTTTTCAGACGGCGCGTTGGCGGTGAGCTAGCGGTACGATAGCTCACCTGGAGCTTCAACAGGCTGCGGCCGGGTCCCAAGGCCAGGTAGTCGGCCCACGCCCGCCCTGCCCGCGGTGTCTCCCGCATCGTTACCGTCCCGCCGCCGCCTTCGCCCCCGAGTAGGCGCCGCTCGCCACCAGGCCCACCACGACCCCCAGCAGCGCCGCCGCCCCCAGGGGCGTCCCCCGTACCGCGGCGACCGCCACGGCCCACAGAACACCCGCCACCACCGCCAGCAGGGGATGCCAGCGCGTGTCCGGGAGCACCGGCTTGAGGATCTGGACCAGGGCCACAACCACTGGCACGCCAGCCCCGCCCGTCAGCAGCTGCAGGTCATCCACCATCGCCGCCCCCCCCGTCACTTCCCGACCAGCTTCCCCACCAGCGGCCCCAGCACGATGCCTGCGGCCGTCAGGCTCAGCGCCGACACCACGGTCAGCACACCCATCATCCGCGCCTGCCAGAGCTGCAGCGCCGCGACCGCTTTCGCCTGATCAGCTGGCGACTGGTCCTCGAGCGTGCGCAGGCGGCCGTTCTGCTGCTCGAGGCGCACGCTGATGGTCACCAGCGTGGCCCGGATCTCCTGCAGCACATCGTACACCTGGATCAGGTACTCCCGCTCTGTCTGCGGCGCGGGCCCCGTGCCCCGCCCCGTCACCAGACCGCCACCGGCAGGCCCTGCCATCCGCGTCGACTCCGTCCGTCCCGCGTCCCCCGTCCCGAGCGGGAGCGCTCTTGCGGGTGCGCTGAGTGTACTGCGGTGCGGTGACTGCCGTCAACAGTCCACCTTGCCGCGCCCAGCCCTGCCCCGCCACGCCCAGCCTAGCCCAGCCGCGCCGTGCCAGGCCCCGCCATGCCCTGCCGCGCCGTGCCTAACCTCGCCACGCCTAGCCGCGCCGTGTACCGCCAAGCAGCTCAACCGTCTCCAGCCGCTCATCATGGCGCTGCAGCGCTGCCTCGATGCGGGCGAGCCGCTGCTCGTGCGCCATCGCCACCGCGGCCAACGTGGCATTGATCCGCGTCTGCTGATCCCAGCGCGCAAGCTCAGGCGCCGTCAGGGCCTGCAGATCCGTTGCCTGCCCGACCCGGATCATGGCGCTGAACTGGTGGCGTCCCTTTTCCTTGTACCGCTCAGCCAGCTTGATGTGCTCGTTCGCCGCAATCACCCGATACCCGACGTTCGCCACCGCGTCTAGACAGCGGTGCCGCATCGCCCCAAGATGCTTGTTCGCACGATAGATCGGGCCCCGCTGCCTCCTGAAGGGCCGCCCCAACACCTCGTCCAGCTGTCGGTACGTCACGACATCGCCGAACTCGGCCACCGCCAGCAGCCGGTCATACACGAGCTCCCATTCTGCCTTCTCGCCCTTCGCCGCGAAGGGCACTCGTTCCACCACTTCACCCACCACCCGTTCTGCTTCTGCAGCCATCATGCTCCCTCCTGTCGTCTCCCTGCCCAGCCCTGCCCTGCCTCGCCGTGCCAGGCCCAGCAGCGCCGCGCCTCGCTGTCTCATCCTAGCCAGCCATATCATCGCCACCCCTGGCGCCGCACCAGCCAGTCCGCCAGGTAGCCGAGCACCAGCACGACGCCGGCGCCGCCCAGAGTCAGCCCCAGCAGCACTAGCCCCGCCGAGTACGCCGCCAACAGCCAACCACTCATGATGTTTCGCCTCCGGTCTTAGCTCGCTCCCGCCGCCCGGCGCTTCCACACGCCCCGCCCCAGCTTCGGCAGCCCGAGCTGCGCCGCCACCTTACCCACCCAACTCGGCGAGTACCCCAGCCGAGCTGCCCGGTGCCGCACGCCATCCACCCCGCGGCCCAGCCGGGCCGCAATCACGGCATCCGACAGCCCCTCCTCGAGCAGCCCCCGCAGGCGCCACTCCTCCTGAGTCGTCCACCGCGGCGCCTTGGCGGTCGTCATGCCCAGCAGGCGCCGCCGCGCCTGGATGGCGCCTAGGGGCCGCCCCAACGCCGCGGCAGTAACGACCAGGCCCGCACCGGTACTGTGCAGCGCCCACAACGCCACCTCCTCAGCAGCAGTCCAGAGGCGCCACGCCCTCGGCATCGGCTATCCCACCTCCACCGTTGTCAGCAGCGGCGCGTCGCCCTCGATCCGTCTCCGGGCGAGAGCCAGGTACGCCGGGTTGAGGTCGATGCCCAGAAAATCTCTGCCCAGTCTTGCGGAGACAAGGCCGGTAGTCCCTGAGCCACAGAACGGGTCCAGCACGACCGCCGGCCGCGTGGGCGTGCCCTCGGGGCAGCGGCAGGTGGGCTGCCAGTTTGTCGTCACGGCGGGACCGGCGAACACGCCGCCACCGTTGCGGTGCAGGCCGGCACTGGTCTGCGGGTTCGCGGTGACCGCGGCCCCGCCCGACAGGTCTGCCCCAACGTTCGCCGCCCGCGAGGGATTCGCCGTCCGCTCCACCACCCGCTCCCAGGGCGCCCCACAAGCGGCGCAGACGCCATGCTCACTCGTCGACGCCTGAATCAGGGGCACGATCAAACGCGGCGGGAAGGCCGCGAAGTGCATAAGCCACACATCGGTCCGCTTACAGCTCGGGCACTCGCGCACCTGATGGCCGGCCTCGTCATGCCACGTGCGAATCAGCCGCAGCTCAGGGCCGTCGTACAGCCGCTCGCAACGGGTGCAGAACGTGCTGTCGTTCGGCTGGGCCCCGATGTCCAGCCCGAGCCACGCACCATCCTCGTCCTGCAGCACGCCGCCCCCGTCCAGGATGGCGCGCAGCGAGTCGAACCAGGGGTCGCTGTTGCGGAAACTCCGACCAGCTGTGCGCGTTTGGTCTGGAGTCTGCCCCAGCGTGCCGTGCACATTCTGCCCGAGGATGCATTGCCTCAGGCCCGGGTTCGGACCGACGCCGCCATGACTGGTGAGCGACCCAGACCGCCGTACCGCCTCACCGTCCCAGTAGTAGTGCGGTAGTGCGGTCAGCAGCAGCCAGTACTCGACCGCGCTGGTCGGCCGGTCACGGACCGATTCAGGCAACGCCGATCGCTTCACCCACGGCATGACTGACCGCAGGTACCAGCCATCCCGCTGCAGGGCCTCGGCGGCGCGAAACGGGATCAAGCAGAGGTCCTTGACCTTCAGGTACTCATGCCCCTGGCCAGTGCGGTCCTGCCGGCCGACCTGGCCGTGGGCCTCCACCAGCTTGGCGCTTGGCCGGCTCGCCCCGTAGTCCAGGCCGTTGCGCGCCCCGCCGTTCTGACCGCCGGGGTTGTTGTAGTAGGTATCCCCTAGATTGACCAGGCAGATGCCACTCGAATGTAGCACCCGACGCACCTCGCGCAGGACAGCCACCAGGTGCGCGATGAACAGCTCGGGCGTCGGCTCCGAGCCCAGCTCACCCCACCAGGCGCCGCAGTGGGGACAAGTGGCCTGCTCCCGGCCGGGCACGATCTGGAAGTTGGTCCTGCCCTTGGAGTGCACCATTGCACTGGCCGTCCCGCCGCTCCTGCCTGGCCGCAGGAAAGGCTGCCAATCATGCTCGCAGTCACCCACGGCATCCCACACCCGCGAGGCGGTGTCGTAGCTTCGGAGGCCCCAGTACGGCGGCGAGGTGATACAGGCCGAAACGGACCCCGCCGCGAGTGCCGGCAGCACGTCCAGCACGTGCCCCTCCAGCAGCCGCACGGTCATGGCCTCACCCCTCCTGCCGCCGGCAACTGCTCCCACGTCCGCCCCTCCAGCAGGCGGCCGCCGCTCTGCGCCGTGGGCCCAGCCCAGCCTTTGAACCACCAGGCGACGCCGGCGGCCGTACACTGCTCCCGCAGCGAGCGCACCCACCCCAGCGCCTCGGGCTTCGGCGCCCAGCCCGTGCCGCTGCACCGGTCACAGTCGGGCAGTGGCGCTCCCGCCGGGGAGAAGTCCGGGCAGCGCTCCACCAGCCGGCGCTCAGGGGGCCCCCCGCTCTCGCCGCCAGCGATCACGAGATCCAGGCCTGGCAGTTCCCTTTCGCGCGTCGCGTGCTCCTCCGCGGCGTTGCCGACCGCGGGCCACCACTCACCGCTCAGCGCGTTGTGTGTCCCGACCTCGACCCGGTGGGGGAGCCGGCCGGGCAGACACTCCAGATCGATCGGCCCCAGCAGCGGCTCAAGCGAGACCCACCGCACCGCTGCCGGCGTCGCCAGCAGCTCGGGGATCCGCTCGTCGGCGCGCCGCTGATTCTCGGCCGTGACCCCGAGCCAGACATTCGGTAAGGGCCACGGCAGGTCGGGGCCGTGCCAAACGTGGCGATGCTCAATAAGGCTGATGAGTGAGCGCGCAACGCCAAAGCGGTCCGCAATGCTCTGTTGCGTTTCATTCCGCTGACGCGCCGCACGAATTGCCTCCACCTCCTCGAATGACAGCTTGCACGGGCCACCAGTGCCGTTATGCCGCCACGCCTCCCTGTGGTTGTCCGAGCGAGAACCCCAGCGAAGGTTTGCTAAGCGGTTGTCTGCCTTGTTTCCGTTCCGGTGACAGGTTTCAACGTTAGCGCTCTCCGCTATCGGGCGATGAGCTATAAGCACCAATTGGTGTACCGTCATCGTCTTCGGCTCCCCGCGGTTCCACAAGGTGACCGACTCGCGGGCAGTGTGGGGGTTGGCATGCGTCTTAAGGATTGCGCCATCACGCCCGCGTAACCGACCGTGACTCGATGCCTCATACCCTTCGAACCCTGGAATCGGCCGCCACTGCTCCTCAGGGTCATGGTCGTGATCAACTTGTGCGGCATCGCAAGCCTTCGCTATCGCATGTACGCGTCCCGGCGTCGAGAGGAATGCTCGCATCCGTGCCACCCGCTTGCTAAGCACCAGAAAGGTGTGCTGGGGACATGCCGCCATTGCGCCCCACACCCGTTCGATGAACTCGTCCGGGACCTGCGGGTGGAAGAGATCCGCCTGCGGGCAGACGTAGACCCGACGCGGTCGCCCCCAGTGCCGCGGCTGCTCCAGGCGCTCTGGCAACATCCGTACGATGCCGGTCCAGTCCAGGCCGCCGTCCGCACGCGGCGTGACCAGGCCGCCGTACACGTCCCGCAGCGCCGGCTCGGGGCGGCCGCTCAGCCGATTCATCGTGCGGAGACTCCAGCACGCATAGCATCCCTCCGAGAGCCGCGTGCATCCAACTACCGGGTTCCACGTCGCGTCGACAGAGTTGCGGCCAGTCGCTCTCATCCTCACTCTCCCCTCCACCCGTCCGGGTTGTAGACATCCACGTCCGCGCTCTGGACCACGTGCAGCGGGAGGTCTGGATTCAGGGCGCGAAACAAGCGACGCTTGACTGGCCACTCCCGCTGCTTGCGGCCCTTCACCTCGACCAGCGCCCACTGCGGCCCCGCCGGGGTGCTCCATGTCGCCCGGAAATCAGGTAGATAGGTGCACACGACTACGCCGTTGACCACGAGCGGATAGCGCTGACTGCGGTCGTCGCCGATGTACTCCCAGCCATCGAGCAGGTGCGCCGCCAGCAGCAGGTCCAGCCGCAGCGCCAGCCGGTACTCGGCCGTGCTGGCGTACTCTCCCCGCGGCCGGGCGTTACTCCATGATCGGCTGCTCGCGGCTACGCCGCGCATGGTCCCGTGCCTCCATCGCCCGCCGCACCAGACTGCGCGCCAGCGCCGGGTGCCGGCTGCGTACCGTGCCCACCTCCAGTTCGACCCACTCCCCGCCGGCATCGTGCATACCGTCCGGCACCACGTCCGTCGTGACATTCGTGCCCGCAGTCACAACGGCACCGGGGGCCTCCGCGGCAGTGTGCGCGTGCGCGGTGAGGCGCTGCTCACTCACCGCCCCCCCTCCCACGCCGCCAGGATGTTGGTGCAACTGCGCCGGAACGCCTCATACGGTGCATCGTGCCCCCACCCCCCGGCACCCGTCCCCTGCAGGTGCGGCCACCAGCGATTCGCACACCCCGTAGCCGACCCCGGTACCCAGTAGGCGCAGTGCGCGTTGGCCATGCGCCGAGCCACGTTGCCGTCCACTGAGCGCACGTCCAGATAGCGTGCCAGCCGCAGTTGCCGCTGCGGCGAGCCGCCGAGGACGTGAACGCCGTGGGGCCAGGCGACGAAATCCCACATGGGCACGCCCGTCCCGCCGTAACTCGTGGCGGCGCTGTAGCCCAGCCGCACCGGCCGACCGCCCACAGCGTGCGGCAGCCGCGCGATGCCGCCAAAAACCTTGGGGATGACAATCACGACCTGCACCAGCGCCGCCAGGTCCTCTGCCCACGCCAGCACCTCCGGCAACTGCTCCTCCCGTTCCCAATCCAGCGCCGTGGCCAGCGCCGGCCGCCAGCGCCGCACCGCGGCGAGATAGGCCTCCCGGGCAGGCCGCCGCCAGTCCTGGTCCGCAAAGTACAACGGCGCAATCTCGGGATACACGGTGTCGGGCAGCCGGGCACCGTATCGAAACCCGGCGGCAACGGCAATCTCGGTGTACCGACGACTACTACCACTGCACCAGATCAGATCCGGCTGCCGGCTGCCCGCCATGCCTCCGCCCGCTCCCGCCGCTTACCGTTTCGTGCCTCCATCGCCCGCCGCACCAGACTGCGCGCCAGCGCCGGGTGCCGGCTGCGTACCGTATCCAGGTCGAGCTCGTGCCACTCCCCGGCAGCCGGGGATCGCCACCGCTCGCTCCTCTCGTCGTCTCGTCGTCAGACCACAGGCTCGTCATCAGGGTCGAAGCTGACAGGCTCGCTCTGCCGTGTGGTGGGCCGGCTCACCCGGTCGAGCAGCTGCCCGCACCGGCCGCACGGCACCTGCCGCAGTGCCCATAGCCTCCGTATCTCTGCCACCAGCGCCGGCACGTCGGCCCGCGCCGCGACCTCAGCCAACTCCTCCTTCGTCACCCAGCTCCTCCGGGCTCAGCTAGCACAGCAGCACTGACTGGCACCTCTGGCGCCACCATCCCCGGCGACTGCCACGTCAGTTTGAGCCCGAACAGCTCGCAGCACCTCCGCAGGGACACCACCTCACGCCGCAGGACATCCCGCTGCTGGAGCAGGCGTCGTATCGCCGCACCGTCAACCCGCTCCAGCAGCGCCGCCTCCTCCAGGTCGCTCGCGCGCACGTGCAGCGCGGTTGCCCACGCCGCCAGCGAGCCAACGGGCGGCGGGGACCGTCTCCCCCGTTCGATGTCCGAGAGATACTGGGGGGAGATCCCCACCGCCCGCGCAAAGTCACGGCCAGTCATCCCCACCGCAGTACGCAGCGCCCGCACTCGCTCGCCGAATGTCTGCTCCTGCGCCGACGACACCTCCTGGATCATCGCTCCCTCCTCTCCGCCGGCTGCACTGCCGCAATGGCGGCGATCACGGCGGCCTGGTAGGCCGCCCACACCGCCTGGCTCTCCTGCGCCGCCCGGCCCGCAGCGTAGGTCCGGTAGACCTCCTGCCGCAGCGCCTCCGGCACCTGCGCCCAATGCCACTGGCACAGGTGCTCAGTCATCGCCGCGCACTCCCACCAGAGCCTGCTCGCCCGGGTCCTTAGCCACGTTCGCTATGCTCCTTCTCAAAACCCCGGGAGCCGCGGGTCACCCCGGGCTACCTTCTGGTGCCACTCCGTGAGTTGCTGCGTAGCGGCACAACGGGGATAGGCCGCACAGCCCAGGAACCGCTCGCTGGTCGTGCGATTGGTCCGCACGACCAGCTCCCCGCCGCACTCAGGACAGGGCACCACCAGTCGCGGTGCCCTGTCCGGTCTCGTGCTCTGTTTTGACTCCATGTCTGCTCTCCTCTCGCTCGAGCTCCGCCGCCTTGTCGTGCAGCCGCCGCGACTCCTCCTGGACAAACGCCAGCAGCGCCAGGTGATGCCGCCAACCATCCTGCGGCGTCTCCAGCGGCAGCGCCTTCGCCCGCTCCAGGATGGCCAGGTTGCGCTCCCGCCACAGGGCATCCATGTGCCGCCAGTGCGGGCCGTCGTGGGTCAAACACCCGCAGTCGGTGCCGACCATCATCCCTCCCGAAATTGGCCGCAGACGGGGTTGAATCGCAGCACCGTCCGCTGCCGCCCCGGTCCGTGGCGATTCTTTTGGACCGCCAGCGTCAGCGGCACGCTCTGATCCCCGCCGGGCGACTCGGCCTCCTGCTCGCGCATCAGCAGCAGATTGAGATCCGCGTTGATGCCGATCTGCCCCGTCTCCTTGTTGCCAAGAAACCACGGGTCCTCCCGCTGGCGGTGATAGGCGTCGTTGCTGATCTGACTGCATAAGATCAGCACAAACTCGCGGCCCCGCTCCTGACAGAGCGACTGCAGCACCTGGCAGGCATCCGTCAGATGCTCGTAGCGGTCCGCCCCGCGCTCGCGCTGCAGATCCTGGACAAAGTCGATCACCACCGCGTCGGGTCGCTCTGCCCGGATCAGGCGGACCAGGTCGCTCAGCCGGCGTTGGGACGTGAACAGGCGGTAACGCCCGGCGTCGTTCTGCTCGCGCAGCCAGGCCGTAGCAGCGGCCACCCGTTGCTGGCCCTCAGACGAGAGCTGATAGGGACGCCGTAGCCCTGCCACCGACACGGCGGCCTGACTCGCCAGCAGGCGGAGTACCGTATCGCTGGCGGTCATCTCGAGGCTGATGTCCAGCACCCGGCGCTCGCCGTTGAGGAGCTGTACCTTGAGCGCACTCGCCAGCCAGGTCTTGCCGATGCCGGTGTAGGCGGACACGACCCACACCCGGCCGGGCACGAGACCGCCGGTGCGCTGGTCAAGCCAGCGAAGGCCGCAGGGGACGTGCCACGCTGCCG